CCAGTTTGGAATTCCGGCAGCACCGGTCATACAGTGAAAGTCCTGAAGGGTAATCCTGATCAGAGTTCAGCCAGGAAAAGATTTCGTGATCCATGCAGCGAAAATACTGCTGCAATTGCAGGGATTAAAGGACAAGTGAAATTAAGTGAAATGTTAAATTACCGCTGTGGATTCCAGTGTTTCAAAATAATCGTGGTGTTTTTTATCATATTTGCTTTACCTGGAATAAACGTTTCTTCTCCTTCATATTGAATCATAACACTCTGAAATATCTCATTATATTCATCTTTCCAATTTCGTTCTGGAAAGTGTTCAGTCAAATATTTTGAATTTAGTAATGCGGCAATCTTATCTGCAGATGTTATATAAAGTTCAAAAGTATTAATTCTTTTCTCATTTAGCTGATCCATTAAGTTCTTATTAGCTTCTGAAAAGTCATGTTGTGTCACTTTCGTGATCTTACGTATTTCATTAAGAACATACTTATATTGAATGCCGTTTTTTCTCATTTCATTTTCTAAAGATATCAAATTCATTTGCGCTTGTAGTGCTTGACTTCTAGTAAGTCCAGCCAATCTGATCCATGCAATGTATAATGCAATTGCTGCAACGGACACACTGGAAAATTGTAGAAATAATCCGAGCCATGATGACGTATTGAAGAATTCCTGACTACATTCTTTGTAAAAATTAAACATATCAAATAGAGTTTATCAATTCAACAATAATTCTACGAGCAGCAATAATTATTGGTTCTTTGTCTCTTCCAACCTCAGTGAGTCGGTTCACAAGAGCATTAAGCAACAAGGTATTTATATGCCGATAGAACTCTCTCCTGGTTGGCCTATCTTCTATACCTTGACCAGAAAGCTCGAGTTGTTCCCTTAAGACGGGTAATCCAATTTCGCCTTGAATTATTCTCTCAGCTTGATCAGATGCAGCATTGAATTGTTCAAAATCTAGTATCATATTCCTTTTTTTATGGTAGAATGCAGTATGGCTTTATAAAACTCTTAACCAACAATTTGTAGAAATTTCACTTAAGTCATATTTGTATTGGTATGGCAATATTATAACTTTTTTCTATATAAAAAAAGCCTGCCGGATCTCTCCGACAGGCTCAAACTAACCTACTTATGAAAACAAAAACGCTTCTTGATTAATTGACTGGAGGGTTCGGGTCCATCAACAGATCCCCTTCGTAAAAGGCCATCGGTGATCCCTGCTTGCACTGGAAGCCGAATTTGTGCCCCTTGTCCTTATCGATCTCTTCACCCCATGTGGTCTCGATTGTTTCGAGATGCACCAGGTTACAGGGTTCTCCGATCAGGTAACGCTTAGCTGAAGCACAGTTCTGGATGATGACGATCCCCTTGAAGTCAATGCCGAAATTGGCGATCCATTTCTGAACAGCTTTTTCAATCCCGGGATAAAAGCCTTCCACCCCGATCTCGTAGCCGCCGCAATCCTGGTTGGAGCCTTTGAGCTTCTTCTGGGATGGCTTGATCGTGCCCTGGGTCATATAAAAACTGTGCATATATTTCCCGGTAAGAAGAGGGATATCGGTAGAGATGGTCACTCCGTCAGCATCCCGGTCAGGGTATGCCGACCAGTCGATATCGCTCTCCATGATCAGGATGATCTCGGATTTTATCCCGCCGCCGCCACCGGCATTCCGCACGGTGGGCTTGAAAAGGTCAAAAAGTGGTATTGCCATGATCGTTGATTTTAAGTTGCGGGAACATAAGCGAAAACAGCCTCTTCAATACCGAATCCAACGGATTCGTACCAGTCGGCGAAGACCTTGATCTGGCGATCAACACTCTCAACGGAGATGCTGGATGCACCGTTGTTGCGATTCATCAGGCGGATGAAGTTCTCCTTTGGAGTTGTGAAGATCACATTCTCGCCAGCCATCGAAGGCAGAGGGGTCAAGGTGAGGTTGGTTCCTTCAAGGATTGTCTTCATGCCGTCGTAGTTATTGTCTGTGCCATGAAGATCCCGGCGCTTACGGTGATAGGCCGAGAACCATTTCCTCGAGAGGAAGATGTTCATGGACATATCCTTGTACAGATCCCCGACCTGGTCTCCGAAAGATTCCAACTGGTCAAAGATGTTGTCAACAGTAAGTGCCGCCAGATTGATGAAGTTGATGTTGGAATTTCCTGCCGTTTTCTTGTGCTTGAGAATGGTTACGAAACCGTCCATTGAAAGGCCGAGGGCCTGTGCAGTACCTTCAACCGGGGCAACATAGTTTCCCTTTCCGATCAGGGCAAGCTCCCTGTTATCTGCAACTTTTGGGATAATGAGCTGCTCGATGATGTACTTGGAAATCGGCCATGCCTTGCGGTCGATTGACTCATCGCCCAGAAATCCGAGCCAGGAATCCATGATCTCGTCCGGGTAGAACGAAAGATCGATCTTGTGCCGGCGCTGCATGATCTCCACCGGGGTGAATGCAGCCTTGCCTTTGGGCGTCCACCCTTCCTGGAAGCCCTGCACCAGGTCTGAGATCACTGCCTTGGTTGCACGGTAAACCAGGTCCTGGGACTGCTTGGTCGTCATGAAGGTTTCGGAATAGGTGGGCTGAGTCAAAAGCCTTAAAATATCCTTTTGATTCGTGCCTACATAGGTCCCGAACGCCGCTTTGAGTTGTTCTAAAGAAATTGATTCAGCCATTTGTCTTCGTGTTATCGTGAATAAACATTATTGTTTTGCACAGAATTCATCTGCGATCTTGTCATGGGCATAGACGACCTCACCTTCTTCAGATCCCGGAAACTTATCGGCCTCTTTTGCAGCAACCGTTTCGGTTCCGGCATCTTTCCCCTGGAGGATTTTCAATTCTGACAGAGTTTCAGAATGAGCCTCTTTTTCCCTGGCGAGTTCCTGTTCCAGTTCTTCAGTTCTTGCTGTGACCAGATCAAGCTGGTCATTGATCTGCTGAACCCGTTCATCGGTCAGTTCCTCTGACTCGATTGCAGCAGGTTCCATTTTGAAGAAGTTCTGGATCGCTTTCCAGGTAATTTTCATTTTCATAGTCTCTCGTGTTTTGGATTCGATTAAATGCTCTCCTTGTTTTACTGTTAATGCAATGGCTTCTTCAATGGCCAGTTCCAGCGAGCCGATCTGATCTATCAGACCGAGCTTAATGGCTTGGGGCGCAAAATAGATTTTACCCGTCAGGGCCGAATCATTCAGATTCGGTCGGTATTCTTTGAGGGTTGATAGAAATTTGGCATTGATGACATCCAGGACATTCTCCCGGTACTGGTCATATTTTCCATCCAGGACCTGGTTGATATCGCTGTTCTTATCCACGGACAGGGTCGCATAAACCTCGTGGAATTTAACTCCAAGCTGCTCCAGGGCAGGCCGGAGATCTTCTGCCATGAGCATGGTCCCAATGGAACCAATGCGATCGAGATCAGAGCTTGCGATGATCTTGTCTGCGCCGGAAATGATCCAGTAAGCAGCGCTTGCCGCCAGCCCATCGACGAAAGCGATGACCGGAGTGGTTGAATTCTTAATGGCATCGGCCAGAAGATCCGTGCCGGCAACCTGTCCGCCCGGGCTATCCACAACAATCACAATGCTGCTGATATTGGGATTCTGGTCAGCGGCTTTGACATCGTTCAGCAATGACTGCGTTCCCCTGGGTCCGCAAGGCTGATCGTATTTGAGGATCTCGGACCGGATCGGTATGACTGCAATAGAACCGCCAGGGATGTTGGTGTCGGAAAAGCTATAGCGTTGCTTCTGATCCCCGGTACCGGCCAGTACGTACGGACGGTTTCTTTCCCTTGCCAGGGCCGAATCGCCTTCAAAAATATTCTCCCCTTTCATCAACGACAGCAGAACGGAAGCATAAGCTGCCGATCTTTCGGTGGAGATCAGCCAGGGGCCGGAGAGAATTTCACTGAGGATCGGATTCATTGTACCCTTTTTCGAGAGTACAATATTATATTGGCTTTATCTCCGAATAAAGGACTGAAAAGAAACAGGATCAATCGGTGATCTCATCGTCAGGAATCGGTCCGGTAGGTGGAACACCATAGGCAGCCGGATGAGTGAACTCTCCCGAAAAAAGTAATTCGTAACCGTTGAAACTTTCGATTGTTGCCGGCTTTATCAACTTTCCGGAGACTTTCATCGGGCATTCTAGGGTGCCGAATATCCGGATTGTTCCGTTCTTATCACCAGATTTAAGGATCAGATGCCGCCCAATCATAGCATAAAGTTCCGTCTCGACCTGGGAACGATCCTTTGGTACCAGGATTTTCAACTTGTAGATATATTTCATTCCCCCCGGATTGTCCTGCAGTTCGGATTCAAGCTGGATCGTTTCCGGAGTGCCATAGATGGCATTCCAGGTTTTGCCAAGTTTGGGAGTGACCTGGCATAAAAGGTTTGTGAGGTTAAGACTGAACCCGGCGACATCTTCTCTGAAGATCCAACTGATAGAATTCAGTCCGCCAATGTTGATACCTGTATGCCGAAGAATATTTCCCATATTAGTTTTTATTCAGAAAAACGCAGTGACAATCCGGGGACATCTCAGGGACAAAAAGTGAGCAACTTTTTTCTGATTTTTTACGGTTTCGCTTCCGGTAGTAGTCTTTTTTGAGCATTTCGTAATTCAGGTTTGAAAATGTGATGTTATGATCATAGCAAAACTGAAGGATGCACTTCTTGAAGGATTTGTAAAACCGGACCTTGTCATTCATGTAGTGAAAGAAAAGGTCTTTGAAGTGCCATTCAAGGTAGCTTTCAAAGATGGCCTGGTTCCGTTCATTGACCCAAAGGTTTGACTTGACCCAAAAGTCGTTGTAATAGGGCAGCACGAACGTGATGTACTCCGGGCCGGTCGGAAATTCAGGAACGACTTCCGGCGGGCGGATCTCCAGCAACGGTTTGAGAAGTTTTCCTATGATGTTCCCCTTCGAGGCCGCGTTGGTACTTAACGAGCAGATCAGGTATTCCTGAAGGTATGGCTTCAGTTTGATGGTGATGGTCGGGCGTTCTTTTTCAATCATAGGCAAATGTATTTTCGTTGCATTAAAAAAAAAAGGCCATCAGCATTGAATGAATACCATCTGGTGATCCAGGAATGGTTTCAGGCTTATACTCCGGGTATGCTCCCTGATATAATGAACTTCATAATGTTCCTGTGTCGCCCTTTTTATCAGGTATTGCATACCGACTTTCTTTTTGCCTTCAAGGTGAAAATCATCCATCGTCGCCAGGCGGTATCCTTCCGGCAATTTGTCATAGTACTCCCACCCGTACTTATCCTTTTTCAATAAAGTTTCTTCATCCATCCGGAAGGATCATTTTGTGTTCCTACTGCCCAACATTCCAACAAAGGCCTTGAAAAAATGTTAATGCGCTGAAAATGAGAATCAGGAATTTTGTTGGAGCTTCCAACCAGTCCGTTGGTACATTTTTTCATTCCAACGGCGCCTGAAAATTCTCCACTGGTGATCCCAACATGTTCCAACACAAAAACGGAGTTCCAACAGATACATAAAAAATCAACAAACTGATATATAATATAATACACTTTACTTGCTTGTTTTGTTGGAATGTTGGGACGTAGGACGGGTTTTCCCCGCCAGGTATTTCCGGTTGAAATTTCAGAACGGAAGCTCTTTTTCTTCATAGCCATGTGCTGCCAAAATTTCAGGATCATTTTTTTCCGGTTGAGGCACTTCAGCGGATTTGAACTTCTCCAGGTCAATACCCATTGCTTCAATGATCGTATAGTAGAGCGCTATGCAACTGGTATTGCGCTCTGCCTTTTTGATGATCTTGCGATTGATCCCGGTCGCCGGGTCTGTTTCCCATGATTCGACCTGGTAGTTGAACCGATGGCTCTTTACCTGCCCGATATAGGCCGGGTGATCCTTCAGGTACATCCGGAGCGAGTTCAACTTGAGACTTTCAGAGCTATGGATCTTCTGATAGATTTGAATGACATCGTTCACGATCAGAAACAGAACCTTTCTTTCTTCCCCGTTCCAATGCTTTTCCTCTGTCTCGGTGCGTGATTTTTGCACAGTGACACGGTTCTCCGTCGAAATATCAAACTCCCGTCCGCTGATGATCTGACCTTGCGCATAGAGCATGCTGATCGTATCGAAAAATACCGACAGCCGGTTGCTGGTATTCAGTTCTTCGCTCTGGCGGATGATCTGACGCTTTGCGTCTTCGTAGAACTCAGCATAAGTGAACGGAAGCGGCAGCTCTTTGACATGATCCTCCCACATCCGGGCCATGGCAATGAAAAGGCTGACGGTATTGATTATACGGGTCTGGTAGGCGCCGCCTTCTCGCTGGATATCGCTCTTTACCTGCTTCTGGGCATCCCTCATGTATGCTGCAAAGTATCGCTGAACAATACCGCGCCGCTTGATGATTTCCACGGCGATGTTGCTCAGACCTTCGCCTTCCCGGTCTTTCAGGTCCTTATAGATAGCGACTTCTTCATCCGTCCAATTGTCTTTCTTGGGAACGTGCTTTTGAACAACCCTGTTCCCCAGGGCGCCATCGTCACGTTCAGGGCCTTCCTGCCCCAATAAAATCGGACTGCCGTAGATCTTGGAGACATCGATATCCCGGCTGGTAGCATCCTTGCGTTTCTGTTTTCCCTCGTTGTCATAGACGGCGGCCTTCAATCCCTGGAACTTCACATCCGATATCTGGTAATCATTGTATTCTTCATATATCACCGGGATATCCCGGAATCTTTCCAGCGATGTAAAAAAAGCAGCATCGGTGCCCGAGTTCAAATTGAACAAAGGAGCGCCGTACATGAAAGGGGCCCGGATACTCTCTGCAATTTTTGACTTTCCGCTCTCGGTTGGTCCGATGAAAAACAGGGATGTGAAAAAACGCTCTATCGGAAAAATGATACTGCGGTTGGCCGAAAGGATCGTAAACAGCAAAGCCCACATGCCATTGTTGTTGCTGCGGTAAACTTTATACATCAGTTCTGCCCACTGTTTCCAGGAAGTTCTCTGATCAGGCCGGTAAATGAGGTACCGGTCATATTCATACCGATCATTGTCAGCTCGCTGATCTTTATAGATCTTGCTGAAGGAAGGTGAATAATAAGTCACTTCCTTGAAATTCACCAGTCCGAGTTCATCCACATGAACGAAAGCGCCTTCTGCAACGATGCCGTTCGCAAAGGCAAAGAAACCTTCTGTCTGCCAGCCGAAAGTGGAGAACTCCCAACATTTGGGAAACTTCAATGCGATGCTTTCAAGGATTTTCTCATGATGGAAGGGCTTGCCGTTGGTGAAGAGATAGCCCCCGTTATTCCACAGGAATTTCTTGAACTGCTGCAGTTCCACCATATCGCCGCTTTTGAACTCAACATATTCCGAAGTGTTAAGCTCCGAATGATACAGCTCGACTATGCGCTTGTTTTTCACAGGATCTAGATCATAGACCTGGAAAAGAGGTTCGAGGTAAAAGTTACCGACCTTCACGAGCGTATTGTCAAGGGTGCGGAACACGTAGAATATCTTGTTCCCGGAACGATTCTGGGCTGGGAAGAAACCATAACGCTGAAAGAAAGTCTGGTCAACATATTCAGGAAGACGGGCGATATCGAACACATGCTGCTGATCATCGATCACAACACGTTCCTGCTGTTGAACGGTCAGGTTCTTTCGCTTCTCGACAAAGGGGCGTAACACCTTTGAGAACGCTCCCTGCGTAAGACCGAACTTCTTGGCGATCTCGTTGGTCTTGATGTGGATGATCGTGTTATCGAGCTTTGAAAGAAACTCGGCAGTCATTTCCACGAATTTCTTTGAGCGCTTTGTTTCCGGCTGGCGAACCAGTTTATAGGAAAGTGAACGGACATAAAAATCCAGAAAATCGATATACACAGGTTCTCCGGGATCTTC